ACAAGTAATTACAACACAAGAAGAAGCACAACGAAGATGGGATATATGTACAAAATGTCCACATCTTAAATATGATGAAACAAATCCAGATACTAATAAAAAAGATGGTAGATGTACTCATTGTGGGTGTTTTATGAATGTGAAAGTTCATTACGCTACAGCAGAATGTCCTATTAAAAAATGGACAAAAGATTGCAACCACGAAAATAAATGTGGGTGTGAAAATTAATTAAAAAAAAACTTGTTTTATATATCAAAAAAGATATATATTATAGTAATAGGTTATGTGTAAAAACATAAATAATAAACAATAAACAATAAACATAAGGAGATATTTAACATGGATATCAACGCAATAAAAAACCGATTAAATCAGTTACAAACAACAACTTCAACAAAAAACTCATTTTGGAAACCAGAACCAGGTAAAACACAAATTAGAATTGTACCTTACAAATTCAATAAGGACAATCCTTTTAGTGAGTTATTTTTTCATTATCAATTTGAAAATAAAACATTCATTTCACCAGTATCATATGGTCGTCCAGACCCAATCAATGAATTTTCATCTAAATTGAAATCAACGGGTGTAAAAGATGATTGGATTCAAGGTAAACGATTAGAACCTAAAATGAGAACTTATGTTCCAGTAGTAGTTAGAGGGCAAGAAGCTGATGGTGTGAAGTTTTGGGGATTTGGTAAAACAGTTTATCAAGAACTATTATCAATTATAGCAGACCCAGATTATGGTGATATTACAGACCCAATTAATGGACGAGATATTACTGTTGAAAAAATGACACCAGCAGAAGCAGGCAATCAATATGGTAAAACTACAATTCGAGTTAAACCAAATCAAGTACCTTTAACAGATGATAAGGACCAACTGAAAAGATTATTTGACTCTCAGGTAGATTTAAATGAATTATACACTGAACCGTCTTATGATGATTTAAAGGAAGTCCTTGATAGATATATGAATCCTGAAGCAGAAGAAACAGAAGAAGAAACACTCGCCGCAGAACCTGTAGCACCAGTTACTTCAAATGTGGGTGATGCTTTCGATAGTTTATTTGACAACTAAATAGGAGAATAACAATGACGAATAAAGATGAATTAGCATCAGTCATTGCCTCCGAACTCAACAAAACATTCAAACATCAACAAGTTGCCTATTTTTTAGGTGATGAAGATACACCAACAGATATAAGGGGATTCGTTTCAACCGGGTCCTCTATGTTGGATTTGGCAATCGCAAATAAACCAGATGGTGGAATGGCTATTGGTAGAATAACTGAATTGAATGGGTTAGAAGGTAGTGGTAAATCATTAATTGGAGCACATGCACTCGCAGATTGTCAGAAAAAGGGTGGTCTTGCAGTGTATATAGATACAGAATCCGCAGTATCTGAGGAATTTTTACAGGCGATAGGTATAGATACGGCAAATATGTTATATGTACATCTTGAAACTGTGGAAGAAGTCTTTGATACGATTTCAACTATTGTAACAAAAATTCGTGAATCGAATAAAGATAAATTGGTTACAATATTAGTAGATAGTTTAGCCGCAGCATCTACAAAAGTAGAAATGGATGCTGATTTTGATAAAGATGGGTGGGCCACTGCAAAAGCAATTATTATAAGTAAGGCAATGAGAAAAATTACTCAAATGATTGCAAGACAAAAGATTTGTCTAATATTCACAAATCAACTTAGACAGAAACTTGGTGTTATGTTCGGTGACCCATGGACTACTTCTGGAGGCAAGGCATTACCATTCCACGCATCAACTCGTGTTCGGTTAAAGAACGCGGGTCAAATCAAAGATACCAAAAAGAATACAATTGGTATTAAAATCAAAGCACAAGTGATTAAGAATCGATTAGGGCCTCCAATGAGGACTGCTGAATTTCAATTATACTTTGATAAAGGTATTGATGATTTTGGTAGTTGGTTGACCGTGATGAAAGACCATAAATTACTTAAACAAGGTGGTGCATGGTACACGATTCCGCATGTAGATTTGGAAACGGGTGAACTTATAAAAGAGTATAAATTTTTATCTAAAGATTTTGAAGAGCTTATGCTAAATAATTCAGAATTAAGAGATTTTTGTTATACTCAAATATGTGAAGCTTGTATCTTAAAATACGATTCTAAACAACTTGGTATTGATGATGTAAATGAAGTTGATGAGGTAGTGGATGAACTCTAAAATCGATAAAGAACAATATTTATCATTTTTAGACCAAATACAGGATAATCCAGAGAAAACAATAAACTTGAATGATAAGGTGTTGATAATTGATGGGCTCAACACCTTTATTCGAGCTCATGCAGTTAACCCATCATTAAATGATGATGGTATGCATGTTGGTGCATTAATAGGATTTTTGAAGTCATTGAGATATACGATTGAAAAATTACAACCTACACGATGTATAATTGTATTTGACGGTAAGGGTGGCTCTAAAAGGCGAAGAAAAATATTCCCTGATTATAAAGCAAATCGAAAAGTAAAGTCACGGTTGAATAGACATGTAGATTGGTCAACTAGCCCAGCCAATGAGCAAGAATCAATGAAAATGCAAATGAGTAGGTTAATAGAATATTTAGAACAATTACCATTAACTTTAATTTCAATAGATGATATTGAAGCTGATGATACTATTGCATATATAACTAAACAATTATTAACGGATAGTCAAATATTGATAATGTCAACTGATAAGGATTTTCTACAATTAGCAGACGAGCGAATTAAAGTGTGGAGTCCGACAAAAAAGAAATTGTATAATCAGAGTACTATTATAGATGAATATGGAATCCACCCATCTAAATTTTTATTATACAGAGTTTTGGATGGTGATAAATCTGATAATATAGGTGGTATAAGGGGTGCTGGTATAAAATCAATAATTAAATACATTGACCCTTTAACTAAAGGTGATAAATTTAATTTGGATGATTTGATTGAATATTGTGAAAAATCAGATAAAAAAATAAAACTCTTGGATAGTATTACAAATAATCGTAAATTACTATATAGAAATTTCTTACTAATGCAGTTAGATGAGGTAGATATACCGAATCATTGTAAATTAAAAATACAAGGTGCAGTAAATCTGAAAATACCTCAACTGATTAAATATAAAATACAAACTCTTTTTTTACAGGACAAATTGAATAATCAAATAAAAAACTTCGATTCATGGTTATTGGAATTCGTTAGACTGGATAGGTATAGAGGGTTACATGGTAAATAAAATAACTGATTTTGGGTATAATTTTCAGATAAAAACAATTGTGTGTTTGATGAAGGATGTAAAATTCATTGAACAGATACATGATATTTTAGATGAAAAGCATTTTGATAATGAAGCAATAAAATGGATAATAAAAAATTGTAGAAGTTATTACGATGAGTATAAAAAAAATATAACTTTAGATGTTTTTAAGATAAAAACAAACGAAGTACAGAATGAAATACTTAAAACTACTATTGTTGATACTTTACGGGAAGTTTATAAACATTTAGACGCAAATGATTTAGAATTTGTACAGGATAAGGCATTAGATTTCTTTAAAAATCAGGCATTAAAAAATGCAATAATGGGCTCAGTTGAAATATTAGAACAAAAAGGTGATTTTGAACAAATCAAAGTATTGATTGATGATGCTATGAAGGCGGGGACTGAAAGAAATTTAGGGCATGACTATATAGAAGATTTTGACATTAGATATTCAGAAATGGCACGCGAAACGATACCTACCGATTGGGATGTAATCAATGAATTAATGCAAGGTGGTTTAGGTAAGGGTGAATTGGGTGTTATTGTAGCACCCGCAGGTATTGGTAAATCGTGGGTATTAGCTACAATAGGTGCAGATGCAGTAAAAAATGGATATAATGTAGTTCATTATACACTTGAATTAAATGAGGCGTATGTTGGATTACGATATGACAGTATATTTTCTGGTATAGCAAATCAAAATCTTAAATACCATAAAGATGATATTGAACAGCGAATTGAAAAACTTGATGGTAGTTTAACAATTAAATATTTCCCAACAAAAACGGCATCTGTCCATACGATTCAAGCTCACTTACAGAAAATGAAAACATTGGGACATGAAGTTGATTTGGTTATAATGGATTATGCCGATATAATGAAGGATACGAGTAACGCTCGGGAAGTAAGACATGCACTTGGAAATATCTATGAAGAATTAAGAGGAACTGCAGGTGAAATAGAAGTACCAATTTGGACTGCTTCACAGGCCAATAGGTCGGCTCTTGATGAAGATGTAATTGAGGCTCAAAAAGTATCTGAAAGTTATCAAAAGATTATGACTGCTGATTTTGTTATGTCGTTGTCGAGAAAAGTAGAAGATAAAATCGGAAACACAGGTAGGTTTCATGTTATGAAAAATAGATTTGGTCCAGATGGTATAACATACCCTGCATCAGTTAATACAAATAATGGTAAAATTGATATTTTTGATGCGACAACCGTTGGTGGAAAAGAAACACAAGGTAAAATTAATAATAGAGATAATATAGCTAAGAAAATGTTATCTACAAAATTCAAAGATTTAATGGGGGATTAATAATGTCAACTAAAATTATCAGTTATATAGAAATACCAGAAGATTATTGGGTCACATCAGTACCTGAAAATATTGAAATAGAATACATAATTATTGAAGAAGAATAATATTTATAAGTGACCTAAATCAAGGTTTTAATCAAGGAGTTTTAATGGATATATCATCACAAATTTTATCAGATATTACAGTTTATATGAAATACGCAAGATACTTACCTGAATTGAAAAGGCGAGAAACTTGGCATGAATTGGTTACGAGAAACAAATCAATGCA